CTAGGCCATGCGGCTTCGTCTGCGACGCTATGTGGGGTAAATACCCAGATGGACGCTCGGGCGGTCGTAAACTCCCCCACGCCCTCGCTCTGTTCCTTTTTAAAAAAATGAAGCAACGAAAAAAAAAAGGCGCTACGCTGGAATACCAACTTTTTTTTTCTGATCTAAGAATACTAATACTTATAGATCATTGGATCATTTGGATCATGACCATGTTTATGTTATAAATTAACTTTTATTAATTGTGAATTTTCAATAGCCAAAACACACCACCTATCGGCACTAATTTGATTGTACTTGGGCAAGTAATTGGCACACACCATGATGTGTGGTGGGTCCATCATAACAACAGCAGTCTCGTACTTGGTGTTGATAAATATACCGTCTTTGATAGACTCCATTGCAGAGTAAAGGTCCAGCTCAGACAGATTTGCTGGCTTGGAACGTGTAAGGTTAAAAGCATACAATCTCTTGCCTGGGAACTTGGAAACCAGGTTGAGAATGTCGGTTGAATGACCGTAACCAAGAGGTAACGCATCCTGCTTAAACGCAAGGTATTTGATGAACTTGGTCTTACCATTGTTACCATGCTCGTCATAAATCCAGTACATGAGTCGGTCGCCGGGATGTTCTTCAAAGTTCGCGATCATATCTTGTTGCCATTGGGGCATCTTCTCTTCGGTCCAAAGATCAGTGCCCATATAAATCTTCTTGTCGGCCCATGGACCTGCAACCCTTGTATCTTGCTTCATGCAGTAACCCTGTAATGCAATCTTGCCTTCGGTACTTGATGCTTGAACTTCAATGCCTCTGAAGTCGGGGTTGAGCTTGACGGCCATTTCCTTAGCACGACGTTTCTCCTTGGTGTGAAAGTAACCTTGGTAGTGAGGGTTCTCTTTGCCTTCTGGACTAATAGTCTTCTCAGCTTGGAAGATGAACTTGTCGGAGATGACACCCTTGAGCTTGGAGTAAAGCTGAGCTTGAGCCTCGGCGGTGTGCGGAGTAGACCATCGAAAGGCAAAGTGGTAAAGTTGCGAAGCTGAAGACATAGCTGTTTATTGTTACTCTCAGAGGTGACAAAGTTTGTACACTTAAGCAATTCTAACGCCGACTCGGTCTCCCGATTTAAAAAAGGTTCTATTCTTAAACGTGGCTATATCTGATTTTATAACTCCGACTCGGTCTCCCGAGGTCGATTTAAAAAAGGTTCTAAATTTAAATTTATTAATTTATATATTCCTCCGGAGGCCCTGCCGGGGGCTCAAGGGTCGGGGCGGCTCCGCCCCTGGGTATTAGACAATCGTCCTAACTAGTGTGCGGCTTTACCTTCCAGTAATTCGTGGTCAACTAGATTTTGATCTTGAACAATTTGACCGGCTTCAAGTTCGTCCAAACGTACAAAGTGTTGATTATCGTTGGCGCGTAAACCATCAAAGCCAACTTCATCCTGGTTGTCATCCAAGTCCATTCTGGCCTCGAGTTCATCGAGACGTTCGTCCTGCTCTAGATCGCGGGCGTCATCGATAGTGCGTGGTTCAAACCCAGTAGGTAGAGATGTAGAATACGGAGGGTATTGGTCAAGATTGTACGTCTGATACACGTCAGAAAGGGGCTTACTAAACGTAACCCATTTCTTGGTGCTCATGCGGTAGTTAACCTGCAGAGGGGTACTGGCTCCCAAGGTTCTTGTTTGCGGAACGACAAATACGGTGACATAGAGGTTAGCGAGGTTAGGATAAGATGCAGTAATACGGGCGTTACTGGTCCCGATGTTTGCAGTAGGGTACACTCTAACGTTAACGTCGGCCTGATCGGTGTACTGTAAAGCTGCTGCAATGCCCACGGTGGCTGTGACCCTGAGGGGGCCCGAGACGTTCTTCACATAACGGCGGTAAACACAGTTACCGGTACGTTGGAGTCTCTCCCAATCAAACGGGCTTACGATGGGAGGTACCGCTGTACTCTGCTGCGTGAGAAACATTCCAACAAGGTAGTAGTCAGAGTTAGATACTAAACTAGTGACCTGGTCTTTGTTTTCGTAGAAAAACTCCTGTTCAATAAAGAATTCACAACTGACCTCGCATTTGCGAACCCGGCAACGTTGATACATGGACGAGTAGACGTCCCAGTTGCGGGCTTGATAATATGTCCCTGTCCCTTGTTGTTGGGTCAACGAAATGTTGTACAATGGAGAGCTGCATTGCACAGTGTGACCAGTGTAAACCCGACCGGCAAGTGCATCAGACTGAGAAAGAACCAAGTTCTGCTTGTCCTTCCAGTGAAGGACAGCATCCTTATTGTTAGAAGCATAACGGTTAGCAAATGAAAAAGTGGCAGACATGGTTTTATTTATATACAAAAACAATAGTTTAATTATTGGACGCGTTTAAAAGTTCCAAGAAACTTGGACTGAGGTTAGCGGCGGCGATAACGAGGGCGAGAATAAGCCCTTTTAACACGGCGCGCGTACATGGGTCGTCGACTGATCGAGGAATAACGTCGCTTATAACTCGAGAAAGTTCGTTTGCGGAGGGAAGATCGGGCATAGGCTGGCATTTTATTATATACATAAAAAATTATCGGATTACTGAACGCGTTTGATATCTAGGCCATGCGGCTTCGTCTGCGACGCTATGTGGGGTAAATACCCAGATGGACGCTCGGGCGGTCGTAAACTCCCCCACGCCCTCGCTCTGTTCCTTTTTAAAAAAATGAAGCAACGAAAAAAAAA